ATATATCGGGCGGATGAAGAACAATGGGGCGCTGATCGAACTGCAAGACGCAACAGCCCCGCTGTACTCAATCAATTTTGAACAGGTGTACATCGACGGCGTAACGATCGACGGCACGCAAACGCCCATTGGCATTTGGGTTAAAAACAACGGAGTGTCGCCATCCGGGACTACGCCGGCCATTTTTGATATGAAATTGACTGGCTGCACGTTCGGCCAGCTGACTAACGCACTGTACATCGACCAGCCCAGCGTAGCGGCCATCACGGTTGAGAACTGCGAGTTCCACAACACTGAACAAACAGCGGTCTATATCGGCGTCACAACAGGGGCGTATGTGTTTTCTGGGTGTTCGTTCTACAAGGTGGGGTACAGCTTCACGGCGACTACTTATTCAGCCATAAAGTGCGACGGCTCATACAGCACGACCATTGCGAACTGCTCGTTCAATAACTTGTTCGATACCACTCGCGTGATTGCATTCGTCGGAACTCAATACAACATCGTCATCGCCAACAATTCTTTTGTCGGCGTAGGCACTTTCGCATTCACGCCGCTCTACACCACAGGCGCTACCATCGCGCGCCTTGTGTATGGCAACAACAACAGCAACGGAACGGACTTAGGTATTTTCGGGCTGCGCGTTGCTAACCAAAACAACACAGACGGTAATGCGTTGGATTGGTATGAAGAAGGCACCTGGACGCCAGCGCTTGCATTTGGCGGCGGTTCGACGGGCATGACTTATTCAACCAGAACCGGGCGGTATACCCGAATCGGAAACCGCGTTTTCACCGAAGCATATTTTCAGCTGTCTGCAAAAGGCAGCTCGACCGGCGTCGCCACAATCACCGGGATGCCATTTGCGTCAGACACAGCAGTAAGCCAAGCGTTTGCAATTCGTCCGGGGAACATGGCTGCGACTATTGGCGACACTTACCTCGTGGCTGCATTCAGCAACAGCACCACCATCCAAATCGACAGGATGTCAGGGGGCAGCCCGACGCAGCTGGCCGATACAGATTTCACCGCCACATCCTATGTGGCCATTTCTGCGAATTACAAAGTGTGACCGTTAGCTCGGCAAGGCGCATCCGGTGATGCACGAACTTGAACACCTGCTGATTGCCCTTGCGGTGCAGGCTGTATTGGGTTGGCTGACCGGCAACTGGTGGATAGGCGCGGCGTTGATGTCAGGCGTTCTGATGGGCCGTGAACACGCGCAGGCCGAGTACAAATGGATTGAGCATTATGGCCAAGGCCGCCGTGCCAATCTGCCTTGGTGGGGTTGGGCCGACCGGCGGGTGTGGGATGTTCATTCTTGGTTTTGGAATTTATCATTGCCCATAGCGGCTGTGCTTCTAATGGCCGGAGTAATGTGAAATGACAATTATTGTCCCATCAACTTCGTTTACGACGTCAACGACAGCGGGCGACCAAATCAACGCCGCGTTGCGGTTGATTGGACAATTAGCTGAAGGCGAAGTGCCGTCTGCGGCTACCGCACAAGATGCGTTGACCGCCATGAATCAAATGATTGATTCGTGGAACACCGAGCGCCTTAGCGTGTTCTCAACGCAAGACCAAGTGTTTAGCTGGCCCCCGAACACTATCAGCCGCACGTTGGGCCCGTCTGGCGACTTTGTGGGCAACCGCCCTATCCTGCTTGATGATTCGACGTACTTTAAGGACGCTTCTACGGGCATTTCGTTCGGCATCAAAATCCTCAACCAGCAACAGTATAACGGCATCGCCGTTAAGACTGTGACCAGCACTTACCCGCAAGTCATCTGGGTTAACATGACATACCCCGACATTGAAATGTACATCTACCCCGTGCCCACACGGGTGCTGGAATGGCATTTTGTTTCCGTGGCTGAACTGCATCAAGCCGCGTCACTATCAACCGTGTTGGTGTTGCCGCCAGGTTATTTGCGGGCGTTCAAATACAATCTGGCGTGCGAATTGGCGCCGGAATTTGGCGTCGAACCGTCGCCTACCGTGTCGCGCATTGCCATGACCAGCAAACGTAATCTGAAGCGCATCAACAACCCAGATGACATCATGAGCTTGCCGTACAGCATCGTTGGCACCCGCCAGCGGTTTAACGTTTTTGCCGGCAACTACTAATGCAAATAGCACTTGATTACGATAAGACCTATACAGCAGATCCAGAACTTTGGGAAAAGTTTATCGGTCTTGCGCAGGCGCGTAATCATAGCGTTTGTGTTGTGACAATGAGATACCCTTACGAAAATATTAAAGGTCTTACTGTTCCTGTTGTATACACCAGCAGAGAAGCAAAAGTTAAGCATTTCATAGCAGACGTTTGGATTGATGATTCTCCAAATTGGATTTATCAGGATTCTATATAATGAAAATGCCAATTCTGGGGCAGGCGTATGTGGCTCGCAGCGTCAACGCTGCGGACAACCGCATGGTCAATCTGTACCCCGAGGCGACGCCCGAAAACGGCAAAGACGCTGGCTTTCTCAACCGCGCGCCTGGTCTGCGGCTGTTAGCGACGTTAGGGACTGGCCCTGTGCGCGGGCTGTGGCAATTTGGGGCGTACGGCTATGCGGTGTCCGGCAACACGCTGTACCGCGTGGACGCGGCGGGTACGGCGACGGTATTAGGCACGGTGTCTGGCAGTGGGCCGGTCAGCATGACCGACAATGGCACGCAGCTGTTCGTTGCGTGCAACCCGCTCAGCTACATCTACAACGCCAGCACCGGCGTGTTCGCGCAAATTACCGACCCTGACTTTCCCGGCGCGGTAACGGTGGGGTATTTGGACGGGTACTTCGTGTTCAACGAACCCAATTCGCAAAGGATTTGGGTCACTCAGTTGCTGGATGGAACGTCGGTAGATCCGTTGGATTTTGCTAGCGCCGAAGGTTCCCCTGACGGTCTGCTTGCCATTGCGATTGACCACCGCGAGGCGTGGCTGTTTGGCACCAACACCGTTGAGGTGTGGTACAACTCAGGCACGGCAGCGTTTCCGCTGGAGCGCATACAGGGCGCATTTAACGAGCTTGGTTGCGCGGCTCCGTATTCAGTAGCCAAGATGGACAATGGGCTATTCTGGTTGGGCTCCGACGCCCGTGGCAACGGTATGGTCTACCGGGCGAACGGTTACACCGGTCAACGGATTAGCACACACGCCATAGAGTTTGCCATTCAAAGCTACGCGACCATCTCCGACGCCATTGGCTACACTTACCAGCAGGACGGCCATTCGTTTTATGTGCTGATTTTTCCAACCGGCAACGCTACTTGGGTGTACGACGTTGCAACCGGCGCTTGGCATGAACGGGCCGCGTTCAGCAACGGCCAATTTACGCGGCATATCAGCAACTGCCAAATGAATTACAACAACGAAATCGTGGTGGGCGATTACGCCAACGGCAATATCTATGCGTTTGACCTCGATGTTTATGCGGACAACGGCGCGGTACAGCGTTGGCTGCGGTCGTGGCGGGCGATACCGTCGGGGCAAAACAACCTAAAACGAACGGCGCAGCACTCGCTACAGCTTGACTGCGAAACGGGCGTTGGCCTTAACACCGGGCAAGGCAGTGACCCTCAAGCCATGCTCCGTTGGTCTGACGATGGTGGTCACACCTGGTCAAACGAACATTGGACATCAATGGGCGCAATTGGGTCGTATGGCACGCGGGCCATTTGGCGCCGGTTAGGGATGACGGAAAAGATTCGAGACAGGGTTTACGAAGTGTCCGGCACCGACCCAGTAAAAGTAGCCATTATCGGCGCTGAATTGACCGTATCTGCAACTAATGGCTGACAATACCACTAATATCACACCACCACGCGTTCCATTTTTGGACGCGCGAAACGGTCAAATATCACGCGAGTGGTATCGATTCTTTCTGAACCTGTTCACCATTACCGGCAACGGAACCGGCGTTACGCCTATTGCAAATGGCGGAACAAACTCTACGTCTACGCCGCAATCCGGCGCCATAGCGTATGGTGACGGCGCGTCATATAGATTTACGACGGTTGGCTTGCCCGGACAAATATTGACCAGCAACGGCGCCGGTTCGCCGGGGTGGACTACGGCGACAGGGGGCTCTGTCACCAGCGTGGATGTATCTGGCGGCACCACCGGGTTTACGACGTCGGGCGGCCCCATAACATCGTCGGGCATTATTACGTTGGGCGGAACATTAGCAATCGCCAATGGCGGCACTAATTCATCCGCAACCCCTACTGCTGGGGCCGTCCCTTACGGCACCGGCACAACGTATGATTTTACTGCGGCTGGCACTGCGGGCCAGGTGCTGACCAGCGCAGGCGCCGGTACGCCTACTTGGGCCACGCCGACCACTGGCACGGTCACTAGCGTTGGGCAGACATTTACCGGTGGCCTTATATCGGTGGCCGGGTCGCCTGTTACCGGGTCTGGCACGCTGGCGTTAACGGTTGCGGGGACGTCAGGCGGCGTTCCGTACTTTTCATCCGCAAGTACTTGGGCATCATCGGCTGCGTTGGCGGCAAATGCTTTGGTCATCGGCGGCGGTGCTGGCGTAGCGCCTGCGACCACTACAACGGGCACCGGCGTTGTCACGGCGTTGGGCGTCAACACTGGAACTGCCGGCGCGTTTGTTGTTAATGGCGGCGCGTTGGGCACGCCGAGCAGCGGCACGGTGACTAACCTGACCGGTACGGCGTCTATCAACATCAACGGCACTGTAGGTGCTACAACACCTACCACCGGCGTTTTTACTACACTGGTTGCTAATACCAGCGCGGGCGTAGGTACTATCGCACCAGCAGGCAGCAATTTTTACAACGCTAAAAACATTACTGGCGCTACAAGTGCGTACGGTAACTTCACTAGCGCAACTATTCAAAGTGATGTAACTGCAAATGCTAGGGGCTATACAAGTTTTCTGGGAACCGCCGCCGCATCGTTTTCTACGGCGATTCAACATTTTTACGCCGGTCAAGGCACTATTGGCGCGGGTTCCACGGTAAATAGTCAAATTGGGTATTATTCAGAAACCAACTTACTTGGCGCTACCAATAACTACGGATTTGTAGCCGGTAACACCGCTGCGGTAACCGCTGGGAAAACTGCTTATGGGTTCTTCTCTAGCGTCAACACTGCTACCGGCGGTGGTACAGCTTGGGGCTTTTTTGCCAATGGCACGGCCAATAATTATTTTGGCGGCAATGTTGGCATTAGCCGAACTCCGACGACCAACTTGGATGTCAACGGCTCGATTGCTTTTCGAGCGCCCAGCCTAACCAATGCGGCCACCTACACGGTAGCGACCACCGACGTATCGCTGCGATTCACGACCACGGCCTGCACGGTCACCTTGCCAGCCGCCGCAAGTTTTACAGGCCGCGTTTTGTATTTGAACAACGTCACCGCGATTGCGGTAACTTCTGCGTCATCCAACGTCATTCCCTTGGGGTCCAACACGGCGGGCACAGCAATTCTTGCGGCGACCGCCGGTAAATTTGCTATGATTCAGTCCGATGGGACCAACTGGATTACAATGATGGCTAACTAAGCCTTCGGAGATTGTCATGTCAGTCACGCTTTCGCCACCCCCTAAACTGCAATTCTTCGATTCAAATGGCAATCCATTGTCTGGGGGGCTTTTGTATTCGTACGCGGCTGGCACCAGCACCCCGCTGGCAACTTACAATGACGCCTCGGGCACGACGTACAATACGAATCCCGTCATCTTAGACTCCAGGGGCGAGGCCGATGTTTGGCTTGGTGCTGCGTCGTACAAATTCAAATTGGCGACCGCCGCAAACGTAGACATTTGGACCGTTGATAATATCGGTGGTGGCGACCAGTTTGGCACCGTGCAGTTTCTGACCGGCGTAAGTGGTTCGGATACCATTACGGCCACCGTAACTTCTTCAAGTTTCATTGCGTACGCCGCCGGACAAATGTTTAATTTTGTTGCTGCCGGAACTAACGCAACTTCTAGCGTGACGTTGAACTTGAACGGGTTGGGTGCAAAAACGGTCACCAAAAAAGGTACGCTAGCGTTGGCAGCTGGCGACATCTTAGCCGGCCAAGTAATTACGGTGGTGTACGACGGCACCAAGTTCCAGATAACCAATGCCGTCTATCTATCTGCGCCGCCACCGATTGGTGACGTCACGCCTAACACCGGCGCGTTTACCACGCTGGTTGCCCCGACGGTCAACGGCGACACGCAATTTAACGGCAACGTCGGCATGGGCGTCGCCGCTTCTGCTAGCTACCGGCTTAACCTTTTAGCGGCGGCGGGCGACAACGGCGCGTATATCTCAACGCCCGAATTAATTCCGGCGTATTTTGTGTCCACCGATGCTTCGGCCACGGGCATGAGCGTGTACTACTACAAAGAAAGCGCGACCCCCGCCGCAAACGACGACATGGTTAACTTGCGGATGTTTGGCAACAACAGCGCTCTTGCGATTACGGAATATGGCCGAATTGGTTCTGATGCGCCCAACGTAACTAGCGGCGCCGAAGACGGGCGGATGGTGTTTCGCGTCATGGCGAATGGCACCCTGACGACCGGAATGGTATTGGACGGCAGTTCATCTATTGATTATGGCTTGGGTATCGGGACCACCAACCCGAACGGCAGGCTTCACGTTGTAGATGCCGTAAACCGCACTGAAGCCACCGCGCAGCTTAGTATAGGTGGTAGCGGGTATACCGCCGCGCACTTTTTGGACGCTACGGCGTACAAGATAAAACACAACAGCGGGTCGCGCGCGATACAAGTAATTGCAAACACCAACGGCGTTGAGTTGGCAGCAGGCGCCACGGCATGGGCCGCCATTTCCGACGAACGAGAAAAAGACATCATCGAGCCAATTTCTAATGCGCTGATGAAGCTGGCGGATATTCGTACTGTAATCGGAAAGTATAAGACCGACCCAGAAGACACCCGAAGAAGCTTTCTTATCGCGCAGGATATTCAAGCCGTACTTCCCGAAGCCGTAAGTGAATCCGATGGCGTGCTAAGCCTTCGGTACGCCGAGGTTATCCCCCTGCTGCTGGCGGCGGTTAAAGAACTAACCACCCGCGTCGCCGTGCTGGAAATTAACGCAGGCCCATAGCGAATGGCATACCGCAGGCCAAAGAAGGGGGACGTCCGCGTCTTTAACGGCGTGAAGGTCCGCTTCGGCGTGTCTGGCGGGTTCAAGCACGATGAAGACGTCAAGCGGTTCGCCAATTCGCCGGGTGCTGGGCTGTACGCTCGCGGAATCGACCCCGAGTCACCGACCGTGGAGCAGGACACACTCGCCTGGCTGAAGCGGTATCGCGAAAACCCGAACAACCGCAAAGGCCAAGCGGGCTACAACCGCGCGTTTAGCGAAGCCCAGTACGGGCGCGACGACGCGCGGCAGCCGGGGCTAAAGACGCTGATGGCGCAGAACCCCAACGCGCCGGTACATGCTCTGTTCGACATGACGGCGCGGAACTATCAGGCGCAGAACGCCCTAGCGCCGCGCGACTTCAGCATCATGTCGATTCTGGACCCCATCATCACCGTCGGCCTTGGGTTTGTTAACCCGGCGCTGTCGGCGGCCTACGCTGGCGGTCGCACGGCGGGTGAAGGTGGCGATTTCTTGGACATCGCGCTAAGCACCGGCGGCGGCTATCTTGGCGGCATGAGCGGCGCCAGCCTAAAAGCTGGCGTCAGCGCTGCTGGCGGCTGGGCTAACTATGCGCGAAACATCGGGTCGTCCATCGCAAACGCACCCAGCAACGCGCTAAACTATCTGAAATACGGCCCTGAGATGACCAGCGCGCAGTTCGCCAGCAGCATGCCTGACTGGGTGAGGTCTGGCACCGCCGCCGGCATGTCGAACGCGGCGCGCGCGGCAGGCGCCATAGGGTCTTTGAACAATCCCGGCAGAGCCGGCGTGACTAGCACAGCGGGCGCAGGCCCCGGAGGCAGCAACATGAGTTGGTTTTCTGACGTGATGCAGGACTGGGGCGTAACTAGGGGCGATTTGCTTCGCGGGGGGATTGACGTTGTCTCCGGTATCCGCAACGCCAACGCCGTCGAGAACGCCGCAAGGATGCAGGCCAACGCCGCGCAGCAGGCGGCGAACATCGGCTCGCAGACTTCGCAACAGCAGATGCAGTTGGCCCGTGACATTTTCGCCCAGCAGACCGCGCTGAACGAACCGTTCCGTCAAGGTGGCGTTAATGCGCTAAACCGGATGCAAGATTTGCTGGGCATAAGCGGTAACCGCAACGCGCCGGGATATGGCTCGATGTCAAAAAACTTCACGATGGCCGACTTCCAAGCCGACCCCGGCTATGCGTTTCGCATGTCGGAGGGGCTGAAAGCGCTAGACCGGCAGGCGGCGGCGCGAGGCGGTCTTATTTCTGGCGGCGCGCTCAAAGCCGCCCAAGGCTACGGGCAGGACTTGGCGTCGCAAGAGTACTTGAACGCTTTTAACAGATTCCAGACCAACCGAACGAACCTGTTGAACCCGCTTCAAAGCATAGCTGGTGCGGGTCAGACGGCGACCACCACGCTGTCGCAGGCGGGCCAGAATATGGGGACCAACGTCGCCAACTATATGGGCAACGCGGGCCAAGCGCAGGCAGGCGCGGTCACCAGCGCGGCGGATGCGCGGGCGTCTGGATACCTGGGGGCGCAGGAGGGGTGGAATAGGGCCATCAACAGCGCTTTGTCGCGCGGCACCACGCCGGACCAGCAGTTGCAGCGCGACTACATCAACGCGCTGATTAGGAATACTGGCGACGGTCGTAGCTCAGGTATGCTTGATTACGCGGGAGTGCGCTGACATGCCATTAGACCCAACGCTTGTCCGGGGCCTGACGCCCATTTCGGCGCCGCAGCCAGACCCTAACGCCAGCATGAACCAGCTTGGCGTCATTATGAAAATGCAAGGCTTGCAGAACGAGATGCAAGCCAATCGATTGCAGGCGCAGAAATACCAGCAGGAAATCGCCACTAGCCAAGCAACGGAGCGTAAAACGCGACTTGAGGCCAAGCGCGATGCGTTCCAGCGCGGCGCCGCGATGGCGGGCGACAACCCCGAATTGCTGATGGGCCTACTGACTAAAGCCTCGCAAGACCCCGACCTGTCCGAGTATTTGGGTGGTATTGGCCCGCAGCATCTCCAGTTTATCGGTAGCCAGTTGAACGACCCGGCAAAAGTCAAAATACTCGCCAACCGAATGCGCGGGAT